TTCCTCTGATTCTTGGTATTCTTGATCACCAAACATCGCTTGTGCAACTACAGGTCTTAATGAGTTGATTTTTTCTGCAGATTTAGTATAAAGAATTTCTTTAATTTTATCAGAAGCTTGTTCTGCAGAATTATCAGTCATTAAAATATCCAACAAATCATAATTAGGATCCATAAAAAGTCCTCAATTTTTATAGAAGTATTTATATCTCTGCAGATTTAGTATTGATTTTAGTTGCTGCGGATGCTTGAGCATCAGTAGATGCACCTTGATCTTCCAATCCAGGTTCCATAGGAACTTGTCCTAACATTTGCATTTGTTGATCTACAGACACAGGTAAAATTGGAGATCCACCTGGACCCATTGGAGGATTTTCTTTAGGATCTGCATATTCACCATCTTTAATTTCTTTAGCAATTAACTTATCTTGATCTACAATTTCTTGATCAGTTTGTCTCAGAACTTTCCTTCTTACATAATCTTTAGAGTAATATGTGCCAATATATGGTTGAACTGCTGCTGCTAAATTAATCCTTTCGTTCATTAATTCAGTTTCTTTAAGTTCAGCAAAATGTCCATCATACAAGTAATCATATTGAATATGATCACTCATTCTTTCCCAATCTTCTGGGGTAACAATATTCTTAAGAATTAATTGTGTTTTGAGAATATCATGGAAGAGTTGACTAAATCTTTTTCTTAATCTTCCAACAAACTTACCAAACATCAGCTCATCTCTTAAGATTTCTGATGAACGTCCTAAGTTAAAACCACCATCTGATGCAGTTCTTGATTCAGGAACATTAAGTGCTCTGAAAAGTTTCTTTTGGAAATATTGAACATCAGCAAGTTCTCCAAGATTTTGACCACCTGGAAGAGTAGTGATTTCTGTTCCACGACCACCTTCTCTTCTTGGGAGCCAAAAATCTTCCATCATACTCATAAACTTACGATCATCACGCATTTCACCAGTATTTGCATCATAAACAAGTTTATTTCTATACCTGTTCATAACATCACGCAGGTATTGTTCTGCCTTAACCTTAGGAAGATTGCCTACATCAATATAGAAAATTCTTCTTTCTGGAGCACGTGAAATTCTATAGATAACCAAAGCATCTTCAATCATTCTTAATTGATTGAGTGCTTTAATTGCTTTATGAAGATATGATAATGTAAGTTGTCTATTTCTATCTACAAGACCTGAAGTAACATAGGTCATAGCATCTTTTGCTATTTGAATACCTTTATTACTTGCAGCATATTTTTGAATACTGGATGCTGGATAATAAATGAAATATTCTTCAATTTCTGGTTCAAAAAATGCACTTGGATTTTTTGAATCTAAATTAAATCCTTTGCTTGTTTCTATTCCAGATTTTTTTTCAACCCTCATAAACTTAACTTTGAGGGGATCTACATATCTAATGTCTATAATACCTTCTTCTGGTTTCTTAAGATCAATTACTTTATGATATAAAAGACGTCCATCAATATACCAATTCTTAAAGATTTCGTGGGATTTTTTATCAAAATCCATCATATCTTTAATAAATTTAAATTCTTCTCTAATGATTTTCTTTAATCCATCACTGGCATTAAGATTACTTAATTCAATTTCAATTGGGGAATCATTTAAATCGCTAACAATTGCTTCATTAACAACATTTTCAATTGCACTATCACATTCTGGGTGAAGGGACATTTCACGATATCTTTTAATCAGGTCATATTCATTTCTGAATACACCTTCAATATCTACATATTGTCCATAAAATCCACTGGTTAGATAATAATCAGCCCCATCCTCGTTGTTCTCGGGGATGGGGGATAATGCACTTTTAGGTAATTTAGTACTTTCATCATCAATTGAAAACCCAAAAAGTCTTGCCATCGTATAATTTTAAACTATGTACTATTTAGATAATGTCTGAAGCGTTAGTTCCAGTGAATGCTTCCCAGTATTGAACTTGAAGATCTACTGTAAATTCTTCAATTTCATTTTCATTATTATAAGAAAGGTCAATAGCAGAAACTGCAGTTGGAAATACTCCCTTAACAACATACTTTCTCAAAGTTTCAATTTGTCCAGTATTGGTTACATTAGAAGCAACACCAGGACCTCTTGAAAGTTGAGAAACATTCATATCAGCCATATATTCTACTGGGGTAATAGTACCAGATCCATCAGAAGTTTTGACAATATAATTGACCCATCTTTCAAAGAAGCTTCTCCATTTGAAATCTGTATCATTAATAACTGTGATTGTCCAAGTATCAAAGGTTCTATCACCTGCAATTTTAAGGGTTCTACCTCTAAAAGGAACTGGGATTTCTGTAATAGTTGATGCGGGCATACCTGCTGCTTTAATAAGCATCAAATCATTATTATCAAAAGTAACACCTAATTGAGAAAATACTGAGTTTGTTGCTCCTGTGGATGTTGCAGTTGTGCCTGGAAGTCCACCTTGCTCTGATCCAAAACTTACTTCAAATAAGTTACTACGAGCACCGCCGCCTTTAAGTTTAGTCTTAAAGGCATCAATAGTTCTGTCTTGAAAATTAATAGCCATTTTAGTTTCTCCTGATTAAATTAAACTGTTCCTACAACTGTTTCAAATGAAACCCCAGTCCTGGTAGCAACAAAGGTGAGACCAATAAAGTTGATTGATCTTGCTGGTTTCACATAGATATCAGCAATGAATTCATTTCTATCAATTACATCAGGGGTGTTGTTTGTTTCATCACAAACCAAGAGGAAGTCAGTGATTCCTCTCTTAATTTGAACATCTCTTAAGTATGGTTCAACAATATTAATAAAGTTTGCTCTTGTAGTAGCATCATTAAATTCAAAGAGTTGAGCATCTGCTGCTCCTTTAACTGCTTGCTCAAGAGTAATGAAGAGCCTTCTAACATTAATTCTATCAAAAGCAGATTGATAAGAAAGTGCAGTTTTATCACCAAAAAGAATGATTCCTGAACCAGGAGATGAAATGATAGGATTAATTCTTTGTGAATAAAGTTGATCCCTATCATTTTGACCTGGATTGTATGCAAGTTTAATTGGGAACTTCAAGGTTCCTCTTGTCTTACCTGCAGGTGAATACCAAGGGAATTGATCAATGTCAGTTCTTGCACAAATACCAGCAACATCAGCAGAACAAGGCATATAAGCAAACTGCTGATTAAACCTGTCATAAACATACTGGTATCCACTATCAAATACTGCATAAGATGAAGAAGTCAGTGGGGAGAAGAATGAAAGAACATTTGCAAGTTGTGTTGCTGCTGAAGAAACATTAACAACTGATGCTCTATCTGGAGAAATAAATGCAATACAATCTTTTCTTGATTCTGCAATACTGATTAATTTATTTGCCTTTGCTTGCTCTTCTTCTTTACCTAATGCAGTGCTTCCTTGAAGTAGGAAATTAAGAGGAACTTCTGTTGCATTAGAAAGTTTATCATAAGCATTAGAAATGTCAGTTAATGATACTTGGAAACCTCCAATGTTACCAACTCCACTATAATCTTGACCTCCAGTTAAATTATAGGAAACATTTCCTACTGAATTAAAAGTAGTTCCTTCTGCAGTATTTCCCCAACCACCTAATGTTGTGGATTGTGCAGTAAATCCTGAAGAAAATTTAACTGAAACTGGAGTAACTTTCCAATAAGTATCTGCAGTATCTCCAATAGATGCACCTGGATAAATGTAGTTAGAATTCAGTGCAAGATAATCTTTATAATAAACTTTCTGTGAAGGTGAAATTGCAGTATCAGATGCTTTGGAAAGATTAAGGAATTTTTCTAAAAGTGATTGTGCATTTCCAGAAACATTTCCAACTTTTTTACTATCAACAACTACAACGTGGAATGCATCATTTCCACCATTTCTTTCTGTTACATATGCATTAGTTCTTGGTTTAGTAGCAATACTTCTCCAAGAAACTGTAGTATAATCTCCTTTTGCAATATCCAATACATTTTGTGTATTGTACCAGTCAGAAACTGAAGTTGGAGTTACTGTTGCAGTTGTAAGACCTGATGATGTGTGGACAGTTAAAGCACTTGCTCCAAATGCATAAACACCATTTTCAGTATATTCTTGGGAAGTTACTTTAACATAAAGAGTTGAGGCACCAATTCCAGTAATAATTCCTCTCAAATAACCTGATGCTGTTGAAGTTGTTCCAACTCCAGGAATGACACCAGACAGTGCTTGTGATACTCCATAACCAACAACAGCATTTGTAGTGCTAACTCCAGATAAAGTTTGGTCTGCAAAGTTATCAATTACACAAACTTTGAGTCCTTCTGCCCAATATCCTGGATTTTTTGCTGCCCAATAAAATGATCCTGAAGATGAATATGATTCTTGATAATCATCATAATTTTCAATTGATAAAGTAGTAGTTCCCAGACCAACACCTGCATTTGAATTCTGCAAGTTTGTTCCTGAACATCTAACAACCTTTAAACTTCCGCCATATGAAAGGAAGTTAGATGCTGAATACCAAGATTCATAATGATAATCATTTGTTGATGGTTTGCCAAAAATTGAAACTAAATCATTTTCATTTGTAATAGTAACAACTTGATTGACTGGACCTTTTGCAAAAGGTGCTGCAATCCCTGCTGCCAAAGATGTAGTATTGGTTACTCCACCTCTTGTTAAATCTACTTCTCTTACTTTAATACCTGGAGATGCTAAGCTAAGCGCCATTTTGACTCCTCTAAATGCTTCATTTTTGCTCTAAAAGTATTTATAATTTTCTCCTTTTACCTGTACTCCCACATATAAGACCTATCGCCATATTCATCTACATTCCAAACATCCCCATCAACATCAACTATTGGTTCATCTTCTATTCCAGTAAGAACAAATCCAAATGGAGCCATGTCTTGTTCTATTTGATTTTTTTGTTCTTCATATAATCTTTTCCTAACATCCTGCTCTGTAAGTTCTTTGAAATAGTCCTGTGCCACTAACCAAGCATAGATTACAAGGCACATTGCCAAATCATCATTACAACCCTCTTCTGCCTCAAAGGAGTTGTGTTTCTGAATGAATGTAGTGAGTTCACTGATAATCTCATAATCATTAAAGATAAGTTTATCTTCCTCAATCATAGTTTTAAGATTTAAGCAACCAACTTTCTTAACTGTTTTGGACATTTTGAGACCAAGTTGTGTCTTCTTCCCAGAAAATCCTTGTCCCACAATCTGCCCTGCTCTACCACGCATAGAACACATAAGAAGATTTTGATACTCTAAATCATACTGAATGATTGCTGCTACTTGGTCGCCAACATCATTAACTTCACAAAGTATAAATGCATTATTATAATTCTTCGCTACATCATAGATGATATTTGGAAATAGCATAGGTTTGATTTCATTATTTCTATACTTTGCCACAATCTTATGTGGAAAAGACGTGATATCGAATACAACAAACGCGGAGTAATCACTACCGACTCCTCTTGCCACATCAACTGTAATTACATAATCTCTATCTGGACTTGAGTTTTCATATACATCCAATCCCTTATTTTGTTTGATTGGAGTATCATATACTAAACTTTTAAGTTTGCTTGGTGCAATCAGGGTATCAACTGAACCTAAAAATTCACATTCAAACTCAATCTTAAATTGTTGTTCTGAAGTGTTTGCAATAGTTTGTTCTTTCCACTTTGCATCTCTTCCTGGAACTTCTGACCAGTGAACATCAGTTGGAATATATTCATTCTTACCTCTTTCTGCATCATGCCACAAACGGTAGAAATGATTCATACCATGTGGGGTAGAAACTATAATAACCTTTGTAGATTGTCCAGAAGAAATTGTAGGATATACAGATGCAAAGAAGTCATCAGCAAGGTGATTTTGAACGAATGCAAATTCATCAAGGAAGATGATATTGTATGATCCACCTCTAACTGCAGATGCTGATGTAGAAGCAGCAAGAATCTTGGAACCATTCTCCAGTTCCATAGAACCTTTGTTCCAGGCTAGAATACCTTGCTGAAGCCATTTGGGGAGGTTTTCATATGCAGTTTGCAATCTTGATAACAAATCTCTTGCAGTTGATGCTTTGTTTGCAAGAATAGCAATATTTACATTATCATTAAAGATAGCATAATGAAGCAAATAAGATACAACAGTTGTAGATTTGCCTGTTTGGCGAGGCATCTTACAAATGTTAAATCTATTATTATGAAAATTTCTAATTAACTTTTCTTGAAAATCATATGGTCTAAATGGTTGAAGACCATGATCCAGTGTTACAATTTGGACATATGATTTTGCAAAATATACTGGATCATTCTTGCACTTTACAAATTCAACAATTTGGTCTTGCGAAAATTGTATAGGGGTATTTGCCTTTTTTAAAAGGGGATTACCTAAGTAAATATTATCAGCCATAATAATTATCTGCTTATTTCTTCCCAGTCCATAGAAGCAAAAATCTGTTCACTACCAGTTGCAGCAGTAGCAATAAGTGTAAGTTCAAAAGGTGTTGAAGTCAAACTATTTCTTTCTAACTGAAACTTGAATAATGCTTCTTTTAGGATATCAATTGATGGAGAACCTTGATTTGATGAGTTTAAAAATCCACTTGCAAGTGTTCTTCCACCAGCATAAGAAGTTCCAGTAATATTATATTCAATACCACTATCAGCACCAGCACTCACCCAACTTCCACCTGTTGTAGTTCCAGATGCTCTTACCTGCCAATTATAATTAATTCCATTACCAATTCCCATAAGAGAAAGTGCAGTCATAATTACAATTGCATCCAAAGCAGTAGTTTTCAATCTCAAACTAACTATAGGATAAAAAGTCCCAGCAGTTGTAAGAGTTTTTGGTGCTGTGATTGGTGTTCCTATTGCCTGTTGTAATCCACGAAGCTCATAACCACCTTCAGAAATTACCGTGGAACAAACTTGTTTCATTGTGCTAATACCAGTAGTTGATATACCAGTATTAAAAAGTTCATAACGAATCGGTAATGAACCTGTTGTAATATAAGTTGAAGAAATTCTATTTGCGTGATGGAATGAATGGCAATGAATAAATTGTCCGTCAATTACAAATCCAACTCTGACTGTTCCAACACCCAACCATTCAATATCCATCCAGAAAATTTGTGCCTTTGTTGCATCTAATGTATATCCAGAAGGACCAGTTCCATCTAACTTATCATATAACCATTGCGATTGTGGAGTTCTGGTTTCAGTTTGTGTTCCTGTAACGATACTTCTTTCCACAAAGTTAAGAGTTTTTCCTTCTGCTTCAAAGTAAATACCATTATCTACACCATAATATCCACATCTTTGAGTTAAATGTGATTGTGGTTGGTTCATTACAAAAGTATTCAATACTTCTAATGACTTGCCTGGTTGATATGCAAATACCTTTGTGGTTTCTCTAGTTATTGAACATCCTGCAGTTGTTCCAATTGCAAGATTGACCAAACCTTGTGTTGTTACAAATCCAACTGTAGAACCAGATCCTACAACTAAGCTACTCCAAAGGTTATTATCTCTATATCTGTGGGAACTATCAAATAAAGTAAGAGGAGTTGATGTTCGTAGACGACCAAATGCATCTGTTTGAGTAGATGGTAGAGTAGTTGATACGACTGCTGTTGTAGAAAATCCAAGTGTTCCTGTGACTGGAAACGGATTAGAAGAACTTACTGGTGCATTATTAACATTGATTGATACTTGTCCTGTGGTTCCAATTCCTACTGTTCCTTGAACTGTAACAGTAGAACCAATACCTGATACTGCGACTGTTGTGACTGGATTGGTTACATAAAAACTTGTATTTGAGATTGATACTGTATTGGCAATTGATACTGTTCCACCTACAGTTACTGATGTGACTGGATTTGTAATATAGAATGAAGTGTTGGATATTGATACAGTATTTCCTATTGATACAGTTCCACCTACAGTTACTGATGTTACTGGATTTAGAACATAGAATGCAGTGTTAGAGATTGATACTGTATTACCAATTGATACAGTATTCAATAATGTAGAAATACCAACTGGAAGATATGGAACTGTTAATGTTCCCCCTGTTCCAACCTCAACGATATGATTATGAATTGGATTATTGGGGGAACTTGTAACTGTTACTATTCCTGGAATAGTAATATCTCCAATAATAGTAATACTTGAACTTCCAAGAGATACTGGAAATGGATTAGAGTAACTAACCTGTTCCCCATCTTTTGTAGCAACATTAAAAACTTCAAATAATGATCTTTCTTGATTTAAATAATCCTGATCATTTTTATTCCAAATAGCCATAAATCAAATCCACTCTAACTTTGCTGGATGATACCTACTAACTTTAGTTACGTTTTCTACTTTTTGAATTGTTGGATATATGTTATGTATAATTGCTCCAGGGTACTCACTCTGAAGTTGCTGTACAAGTTTATCCTTTGAAGGAATACCATGCTCTGAAATCATATCAATTCTATAAATGCTTCCCTGCCACACAAAATCAACAGAGAATTCTTCTCCAACTTGTTGTGGAGATGGTTGTGATCCAATATTCAAAGTCCCATTAAAGTCCCCTGCTATATTGATACTTTCAGAAAGAAACTGTTTGTAACTTTTCATATCAGCAATTCCATTTTTTTAACGATAGTGCTTTTCTTGTTGGACGTCCCTTTTCATCTTTCATTGGACCAGGCATTCCTCCCATACGTGCGCAGAATGATTTTCTGCGTTTTGCTGCTTTGCTATCAGGGTCAAGTTTTGATGGTTTAGTAGTAACTGCAAGAGAAAGTTTTGAACCTGGATGTTCTCTTCTATAAGAAGCAATTCCTTTTTTGTTTAATCCACCTTCTGGATTCTTACCTTCTTTACGTTGCCATGCTGGAGATGCTTCTGCAATTTGCATAAACTGTGAGAAAGATTGGCAAGTATCTTCATTTGCAGGTTTGCAATCAGGAACTTCAATTCCACCCTTCATCTTTGTTCCTTTGGCAACTTTGCCAGGCCAGCACTTTGATGCACCAACATTCTTACGTGCCTGCTTTAATCCTTCATCAATATCTAAAGTTTTTGGATATCCCTTTTCTCCTGGTTTCTTTGGTGGTTTACCTGCTTTTCTGCGAGCATGGATGTTGTCCCAAAGACCACGCTTTTCTCCAATATATTCTTCATCTTTAGAAGACATATAATCAGAAGCAGTATCAATATAATCAGTTGCTATTGTAATTTTGGATTGAACCCAAGCAGGAACCTGCATCTGAGGATCCTTTACAAGTTTACGTAACTTTTCAACTGCCATTTCAATTTGATCAAGCTGACTCATAATCATGCTTCCCTCATCATCAAGCATTTTACCCATAGCAATGGCAACATGATCTTCGTGCATTTTTTCTTCTGGCATATTTGCTGGATGAACTGTGGCAATGTTAAATTTCTTTGGTGCTAAAGATGCTGGAATAGAATACATTCTCCAGTACTCTCTTCCATACTGACATTCAGATTCAGTTTCACATTTCTTACACTTAGGACAATATCTTTGTTGATTTGATACCAAACTTACCATTTCGTGTTCTTCCTTCTTTATGGATTTTTCTATCTTCTTTAACTTTGTGTAGTAATTTGGAAGTTCATCCACATGCTGTAATGCAGTTATTCTTGCACCACTCTTACTTGTGGTATGTTCACCCTCAACTTTGGTTCCCATTTTGACCTGCTTCAAAATAGTCGCTAAAGAAACTTTATGCTGTTTAGAAATTTCTTGTGGGGATTTGTAGGGCTTTACAGGTCCTTTTGGGTCTCTCATTACAGATTATGATTCCTCTGCATTATTTATTAAACCTTGTTTTATAAGTTTAGATAGTTCTGCAGTTGAACCTACAAACAATGAATTATTAACTGTCGTTGGTCCTTTTTGGGGAGCATCTAAATCTCTCATTTTCTTTTGAAGATCAATTAATTTGTCTGTAGTATCAGCAACAGATTTAATTAATTGACCAGCAACTTCAAATGCTCTTGGATGACCAGATTCTTGTGCTATCTCCAATATACCATCAACTGCTTCTTGACCTTTTGAGATTAAACTGTAGAGTTGACCTCTACTATATTCATAATCTTTTTGGGGATCATTTGGAGAATCTATTGGAGCAATCTCGACAGAATCTGCTATAGGGACAATTGATGTCTCTATATTAAGTGATTCTTCTATCTTGGAGAATTTGTTTCCCATATACTATATATCAAATGTCAGTTCCCTGTGTGGGACTAAATTCTTTAAAATCTTGGAAATCTATAATTTCTTCATTAAATCCAAAGTCATCCCCATAAGGAATTAGTGGATCATCAGCAGCATCAATAACATTATCATTATTATAATCTTGAAGTGCTTTTGGAGTTGCAGTATATCTAACTTCGCGTTTTGCATTCAGTAAAGCATTAGTTGCATAATCAACTTGAACTTTTTTAATAAGTCCTTGACTATCTTCTGGAATTTCACTAAACATATATGTTTTTGCAGTGAAATTTAAAGTGTAAATTATAACTCTTCTTGTTGTATAATCTCCCTCATAATCATCTCTAAACCCAACTCTATTTAAAACAACTGGAATGTCTCTTACTTCATTAATTGAAGGAATTAATCTAACGCTTATATTAAAAGAAGGTTGAAAAAATGGAAGAATTTGTTCTACAATTTGAAGAACATCATCTTGAATTTTTCCTAAAATATTAAGTTCAAATCCAATATTATAAGGAACTGGTGAATAAACTTGATTTATAACTTTACCATCAACTGTTTTTGGTGCTTTAAATGATTGAATGACTGATGATTTTCTTTGTGCATCATAATCTATTGATGTCATTTCAAATGACATTCTTGGAAGAGTTAATGCAATCTTTCTATCCCCTGCTGGTTGTTGTTCAATTCTTGCTAAGAATTTTTGAACAGGACCATAAGAAAGAGGAACCTTTAATACTGATACAGGTTCATTATTTTCATCATAATGTCTAACTTGAATATCATTAAATAATGTTCCAAAAGCAGTTACAGTTTTACTTATTGCTTTATTGTAAAAGTATCTTCCAAACATTTTAAATTTTTGTAGAGTTTATAATTAAACTTCACCAAATGGATTAACCTCAGTAAATACTAAAATATCATTAGATTCTTCTTGTATTTCCTCAGATTCATCAAATGCCGAAGTAGTTGTGAATGTATTGTATTTAGACACAATATAAGTGGCACTTGAAGCAGCACCTACAATTACATCTCCAACAATAAAATCAGTTCCAAATCCAGTAACTGTAAGTTTTTTAGTTTCTGCATTCCAAGTTTTAACAAGTCCTGTTGCACCTGAAATAGATCCTACAACTTCCTCATTAAATATAAAGTTTCCTAATGAAATTGTGGATCCTGCTCCAATTGTTATAGTTGGTGTTGTAGTATATCCATAACCAGCATTTAAAATTCTAATAGTAGAAATTCCTCCACTTGAATTTATAAATGCCTTTGCTATCGCAGTTACTCCTCCTCCTACTGGTCCAGAAATTGTGACTACTGGATCTGTTGTATATCCTTGTCCAGAATAGGACAATACTATTGGTCCAATACTACCAGAAGTTGCTATACCAACTTTAACTTCTGCATTATACCCCCCACCACCATAAAAGGTTACAATTGGAGGTTTACTTGGATTGTATCCAGTTCCAGGATTTTCAATATAAACTGAATCTAAACTTTGAGAAGATAATAATCCCTTTTTACTTGTAGTAAATCCCACAAGAGTTCCTTTAATGCCACTTAATGGTGAAGATACTACTAAAGATGGAGCAGAAGTATATCTATATCCACCATTAATAATATCTACTTTTTGAATTCCACCAGTAACTAATGAAGTATTGGCTGTTGCTGTTACTCCCAATCCAGAAAGAGTTAAAGTAGCATCATATCCAAGATCTTTAACTGCTCTATCAATTTGATCTATGGTAGTATTAATTTCTTCATCTTCCAATTCATATACTTCACATCTCAATTCATAAACATAATTTTTTTGAAGTTGATAAAATGGTTTTCTATTTTCAACATATTTAATTTCCATTAAACTATCACTTAATGGAATATAAAGCAAATCTCCTTCATTAGGTCTTAAAGTATTCACTCCAGGAATAGATTTCATTAATTCACCAATATAAGTTTCAAAACGTTCTTTGGAAATAATTAAAGTCATTTCATCAGTAACTTTAACACCAAATTTAGTCATTAAAACGCTATTTGGGTCAAATCCTTCATAATTAACTAAATATGCTTCTATTGGGAATGCAGTTTTAAATTTTGAATATAAAACTTCTTTGATTATTTTTCCCTGAGAAACAATCTCTCTTGGCATATAGTAAACTTCTATGCCATACATTTTTAATTGCTCATTAATTAAATCTTGAACAAGACCTTGTTCACCTGTTGTTCCCTGTATGAAGAATGGATTTAACATATTATCCTATCATATCAAATGGAGCAGTTTCATACTCACTCATCATTCTCAATCTAATTGCTTCCAATTCTCTTACAGCATCATCATAGATTTGTCTTCCATTCAATTCAATACCACCCGGAAGTTTAACTCCTTGGAATTTAATTAAGTTTTGTCCCCACTGCTTTTTAACCAAAGCAGTAAAATACATCTTTAAAAAAGAATCATTATAAACTTTAGTGTAATCATTTGGATCAAGTATTCTATAGCATTCCATAACAAGATAGTTTCCAATAGTTACTGCATCCCAACTCATATCCAAATATAATCTATTTTGTCTTTTATTAAATCTAATTTGTCTTTGTGGATTAACAATCCAATCAATATCTTCAAGATATCTTTTGGTT